ATTCGGTATGTTCCGAAAGGAAACCGACAATTCGTATGTATTTTTCACCTCAACACTGCTGTCGACCATGCTGTGCGATTCCCGGTAATGACCCTCGGGCGTCGTATGAGTATCGACGACGTAATCAGGCCAGCCGGAAACTGTTAGGCAAAGGTTTGACAGCAGAGGAATAAACATATTCAGATCGTCCACGTAGGGCGACCTGACAGGTTGGATGTTGGTATACTGCGTGTCTGGATAAGCCAGTGAGGGATCCAGCAGGCAGCGAATAATCCGCTGAATAGACCTTGGCTCCGTGTTCAACAACGGATACATTTGCCGAACAAAACGAATGTTGTTCGTGGTCAGATTCATTCGGGGCCGCGTAAAGAATGTTAAACCATAATTGTCGCGGTTGAAAGGCAAAGCCAGCTGAGTCTGTCGGTGGTTGATACCGTAAATCGTGTTGACCATATTACTCGGCAATGGGCCGAGCGGAGTGGCGTTATACACGCGCTCCAGCCCTGCCTGTAGGTCCTCAGAACCGTTTTTACCGAGTTGATAGATCTGGTCAATCGTTAGATCTAATCTGTTATCCACTTTAAAAGTCCTGTTATCCCGAGGAAAAGAATCATGCTTGAAAAGCTTGGAGAAGCCGGCCTCGTTACCGCTGGCAAAATGATCGATGCTCTGCGTTCTGGCGCTGCCAATTCGTACGTCGATTACACGCGTCCCGCGCGCGTGGAACCGCTCCTGATCGTCGACTCCAGTGTGCTCTTCAACGAAAATACAGCCACAGTGACCCAGTCACTGCATTCGGCTTTTTCGGCATACTATCTGCTGTCCTGGAACATGCTCCAGGCAACGATCGACAACATTGCGGTCGCTCGTCATCTGGACAAACTCAATCCGAATCGTTCGGTCAAAGACAGCGTCGTCGATACCGCCGGCGCGATCTGGAGCATGTCCAACGAAAGCTTCAAACATCGTCTGCCTAGCTTCAAGACGATTTCGAACGAAGCCAGCCAGATGCTCGGTGGCGAGAACGAAATTGCAGAACCTGGTGGTCTGGCAAGTCGTTCGACGGAAGTCATCAAGGAAGCAACGAACCTGTCCGTTGGCAAGATCCTGGAAGTGCAGATCTCGGCCGGCGGCAACAAAGGTACGCTGCCGATCTTGATTCGTCTGCAAGCTTCGACGATGGTCCCCGATCTCGTCTCGAAATTGCTCGCTACGGGTAACGTCGACAACGACGTCTCCGCTCGTTGGATCAAGTATCGTAGCGGTCAGATCAACATGGTCGATCTGCTCACGGCGCGCGATCTCGTGAAGGAGCATAAAAAGAACCTGATGCAAGACAAGACGGGCGTTTACTCGGCGCTGGCAAGTGCGCGCCGTAGCAACCATCTGTCCGGTCTCCTGTCGCTCAACCCGTCGGTGGCAAACTCGACGAACCTGGTGGTGACCACGACGGAAACCATCAAGAAGGTCGAACTGCTCATCAACGACAAGTTCAGCAACTTCAAGGCACGTCAGAAGTTGTTCGATACGACGGGCATGTTCATCGTGGCTGTGATGGACCCGGAATACGACCGCGTGCAGTTTTACACGACCGGTATCCCGTCGGTGTCGGATCTGTCGATCCGCGAGTGCAAGGCGGCCAATCAGAAGGAAAGCACCTCGATCACCGATATTCTGAAAGCGTATCAGCTGGGTAACGCCCCCAGCTTCTAACAGCAAGGCCGCCAACATGAACATCAACGCATACGTCAAGTCGCTCAAAGGGGTTACGAGCAAGGACGAAGTACTCAACGCCCTGGATGCAGTACAACAGGACTTGAGCACCAAAGTCACTCCGATCGTCTCCACTGCGGCGGCTGCATTCAAAACAATCAAGCCGAAAACGGAGACGGTCCTCGGTTACGAAGAACGCTATCGCGAAGCATTCCGTTTGGGACGCAACGCGTCGGTCGTCGAAGACCTGAAGGACCGTCTCCATGCAGTACAGAAGAACCTGGATCTGCTCGGTCAGGAGATCCGCAAGACGATGCCGGAAACGGTTGCGCAATCGTCGATCGATCATCGCTCGGCTGTCATGATGCAGCTGGTGGATAACGCTTCGTTTCTGAATCGTTTCTGCCGCCGCTTCATCGAGGCGATCACGATCTACGAAACCGAAGCCGTCGGCATGTACGAGGACTACCAGAAAGACAATCTCACGAAGGGCGAAGCTGCCTGGGTGGAGAACAACTTCCCGTTTTTCCTGGAAGTTCTGGAAGCTCTCTCGGACGCTCAGTTCAAAAAGAAGTTCGACGAAATCCCCAGCGTCAAGGTGGATCCGGATAGCGACGATAACAACGCGCTGTTTGGCCGGCTGAAGATGGACCCGTTCAAGATGGGGTTCATCCCTGTCTCGCTCAATCCGTTCTTCCACATCGGCAAGTGGATCGTCGAATTCCAGGCATGGCGTTATAAGGAAGCGCAAGACGATCTGCGCCGTACCCAGCAACGCATCTTGCTTCTGGAAGAAGCGAAACAAGGGAAGTCCAATCCGCAAATCGAAAAGGAGCTTAAAATCCAACGCGACAAGGCGGAAGGGCTGACGTACCGAATCAATAAGGCCGAAGAGGAGATGCAGTAATGAAAATCTTCGGTGGGTTGAAACTTTATCCGAACGGTTTTTTGGGTGCTCCCCACGAGTACCGTCCGGCTCAGGTCAACAAACCCATTCAGGTGGATCTTATAGGTGCCGCGACTCGTCGGATTACCTTGGAGTCGGAGGCTAATGACCTCACTCCGAATCAGGCGATCGAAGAACTCTACAAAGAGACCTTAAAGCATGAAAGCCTCCTCAAGCGGGACTTCGCATTTCGCGAACGACTGTATGTGGCAGCGCTCAGGGCTTTCGGTACCTTGACCATCAACGAATGGATCGAGAAACAAAAACAAAACCCATACTTTGACACGATGCAGAATCGTTTCGTTGACGAGACGGTCTGTTACGTGTTCACGGGTTTCCGCAAATATCACCCGATGATTTATGTGGACACCCTGGACATCGGCAAACATAACGCCTGGACAATTGGCGTCGCAACGCGCGAATACCTGGTCAACGGTTATCGCAATGAACCCATGCTGATCCGTGATTTCCTGCGGTATTGGTTGGGTCAGCGAGACGGTTTGAGTGACATGCTCCTCACGCTGCGCGTGTTTTTCGGCTCTTAATAGTCTGGTGAGAAACTAAAGCGTGTAGTTTTAGGCATATAGTTTAGAATGCACGCTTTTTCAGGATCCTACGTGAGTAGGTGTTTTAAACTAAGGGCCTCTTAGTAACCTTCATTGCAATGGAGTAATCCACATGTCTTTCATCCCCGTATCCGGCATCATGCACTCGAACGAGAATTTCGATGCCGAAGCTTCCATGACCGGTGCCGACGCGATCGCGCCGGACGAAACCAACACGCTGGCCAGCGCGGTCTCGGAAATCAACGCTGACGAAGCGGCGATCAACACCGGCAACGACCAGATCGATGCGGCAGCCGTCGCGGCCGATGGCCTCGAAACCATCGCCGAGCAAGTCGCCGAAGCCAACGAAGGCGAAGGCATCGACGAGAAAACGGCCGAAATCATCGAAACGTCCGTGGAAACGCTCCTGCGCGTCGCCCCCATCGGCGTGACGTACAAGCAACTCGGCCTGCCGTCGAGCGAGTCGTTCAAGACGCGTTCGAACCGCACTGCACTGGGCAAGGCCACGGTCGAAGCCCTCGACGTCTCCGCCAAGAAGATCTGGCAATCGATCGTGGAAGCGATCAAGAAGTCGATCGAGTGGGTCCGCAACTTCTTCAACAAGATCTTCGGCGCCGCCGAACGTCTGCAAGCGCGTGCGCAGAAGCTGAAGGACTCGACGACGAAGCTCAGCGGTCAGCCGAGCGAGCCGAACCTCGAAAACGACGGCCTGTACAACGCGGTGCGCATCAACGGCCAGCCGGTCAAGTCGACCGACCTCACGGCACTCGGCGGCGAAGCGAAGAAGCTGTTCGCCCAGCAAAAGGCGTTCTCGGACGTCTTCGGCAAGGCAACGGATCTCGCGAACGATCGCACGGAAGCTGTGTCGCCGGCCGAATACGGCCTGAAGCAAGCGGACGCCGGTACGGCCAAGCGCGTGACGGCTGAAGGCGACGTGTCGGTGTTCGTGACCTCGCGCTTCCCGGGCGAAACGGTCGTCTACATCGCCGTGCCGAAGGCACAAGGCGGCGGCGACGTCAAGGCTGCGCAAGACGCCGCGAACAAGATCAAGGCCGGTTCGGTCAGCCTTGCCGACAAGAAGGAAGAAGGCAAGACGCTGAAGGTCCTGAGCGCCGACGAAATCCGCAGCTTCGCGGAAGCCATCGAGAAGTTCGCCGGTGAAGTGAGCGAGTACAAGCGCAACCTCACCGACATCAACAACAACAAGGCGAAGTTCATCGCGAAGCTGGAAAAGTTCGCGTCGGGCCAATCGCGCGAAGCCGGCGACAGCAAGGGCGACGCCGAGAAGAAGGCGAAGGCATCGGCAACGATGTTCCGCAAGCTGATGGACGAGCCGGCGGCATCGTTCGCATCGCACTCGATCCGCGGCATGAGTTCGGCACTGCAATACGCCGAACTGTCGGCGCGTCAGTACGAGAACAAGGAGTAATCCTCCTCGTGCTGTAACTGACTTCGGTTAGTTGTCATAGAACATCCGGGAGCCTTCGGGCTCCTGGGTGTTCTCTTATGACGTCTACTTAAGGTAAACCGATGAGCGCACTCTCCTATAACGACAGCTTGGAGTTGGACCTCCAGGCTTATGCTCATGATAACGAGAAAGTCGAAACAGCATTTCAGGCACTGGAGTCTCTGACATATACCCAGGACTTGATGGCTGACGGCGATCCGGGACTCGATGAGACAGCGTATAAACTCGTCCAGCATTCCGTTGAGTCATTCCTGCGTCTGGGACGTATTGGCGGAAATCCGAACAAGATACTCCCTGATCTGCAATCGTTTAAGAGCCATGACTTAAATCATGCCGCACTCGAAAGCTTCAGCGAGGGAATCAAGAACGTTTTCATGTCGATCGTCAACACGATCAAGAAAGCGTATCAGTGGGTAGTGGGTTTGATCAAACGAATCTTTACCCGCAATAAAGATCGAGAAGAAAAAGTTGCCGACTTGAAGCACAAGGCGGACGAAGTAAAAGACCAGGCTTCGAGCTTAACCGAGGATGAAAAGCGCACCGCTCCCTATCCTCGCGATCACAACGGATACTTCGTTAAGGTCGATCTGTCTCGTCCTGAAATCCTGAAACCGATCTGCACTGGCGATGGTATCATGAATGGTGCTTATCTCGCCAAGATCGGTAGCGAAATGATGAAGGTGTTCAATGCTCAGGCGGAACTTAACCGTTCTGCTAAAGAGAGCATCATCGGCGATAAGGTCGAATCAAAACCTATGCCGATGCCTTTCATGGAAACTCACGACAGCAAGATCTTGCAAGCTGCTCGTGGAAAGGACGGTAGCACGAAAGTATATGCGTCGGAAGAGTTTGGCGAAAATACCTACGTGACGATCCAGATGGCACCGGCTCCCGAGCAGGCGGATATGAAAGCCAATCTGCAATGGGTGGATAAGTTGCACATTGGCAAAACGAAAGTAGAGG